CAAATTCTGATCCGTTGTAATCCATATCATCCAAATCATATATCAAATTTGATGTTGCGTCAATCCCTTCTAGGGCATATCCAAGTTCAACTTCTCCAAGAATATTGGCATCAGAAAGATTCCAATCCATTGAAGGTTTAACACTTATTGAATTACCCATAACAAATGATGTATCTAGTTCCCAAATTGTGTCATCATGCAAATTGATTCCAGAACTTAATGAAAAAACTTCACCGTCCATGCCAATATCCCAAGATGTTTTGTAAGTAATGCCAAAGTCTAAAGTTTCGCTTGTAATGAAGGAAAGATTACCCCAACCCAATCGGGTTTCGTCTTTACCCCAATCACCATTTTGATCGAAACTTAAATGTAATTTATTAACTGTCAAAGAAAAATCATTATAATATTCTACATCGTCCGTTGTGCTGGCCGATAAGAAAGCAAATGTGCTAAGTGGAAAAGCACACAATAGTGCTCCAAACAATTTTTTCATAGTGTCTCCTGTTTGTTGTAAAAATAAGACAACATTGTTGTAAATGTGTCACATTAATATTTATCTAACAAGAAATCCTGAACGAGGCAATTCTAATTGACCATCGGCATCATCTGTCGCTTTTACCCAACGGTATCCTTCTGATATTTTACTCTCTATTAAGTTCTTATCATTCCAAACTGGAATAAATTCATCATACTCCACTGGATCAGGATTAGGCCTCAAATGAACCTCAATAATCTTATCACCAATAATTTCAATGTTAATATGTCCAACGTCAGCAAGGTCTATAAAAAATTGTGGCAAATTCAAATCAAAGTCATCTTTCTCCCATCGGCTAAATCTAGTCAAACTTTCTTTATGTCCAATAAACGAATATAACTTTTTCCAAAACGGAGGTTTTTGAGGATTAAATGAGTAATCTATAGTTCGATGAACACCTTCAAACTTCTCACACCAAAAATATCCTGGCGGTATTGTATCCTGTTTAAGTGGATGTATCTCATCAACGTAGGCACCCAATGCCATGCCTCTAAGATTATAAATGGGTCTTATAATATACTCATCTAATTTTGGTGTAGGAATGCCGGCTGGGCCACATTTGTAACCCAATCTTTCTGCCAACCATAATTTGTTAAACCAAAAGTGATGATTCGGATATAGTTTCCATGCATCATAATCATCAAGTTTATCTGTCATGCCGCATTTTCTAGTAAGTCGGACACGTTGGTATAAAATTCTTTCATAATAGTATCGAGTCTATCTCTGTAATCATCAACTTTCTTTTTAAATACTTCCACTTCGCCATCTTCAGACACCATAATAATTGCCAAATCTTCAATCATTTCTCCGGTATGTTCGGTGTACATATCGGCATAAGCAGAACACTGTGTATAGTAATCTGTGTTCCATTCATCCTTCTTCATTGTTGTAGAAGTTTTCCAATCTATGATTGTTGGAACACCATCAAACTTAGCAATAAGGTCTACTCGACCAGCAACTTGATACTTTGTGGAATACATGGACTGTTCCATCAAAAAGATATCACCGACTCGTTCATCAATAGTTTTCTTTACTTGACCAAACATAGCCCACGCAAGGAAATTTTTAGACTTATGTTTTTCCTCATCAAATATTTCTTCAACGAGATAATCCTCACACATATGATGGAAACTTGTTCCTCTAGATGCGGCACGGCGACTAACAATGTTTGCTTGTACATCACCAACACGTTCACGCCATTTCTTTAGGCCATCAATTTTGCCAGGTTGTTTACCCAATACACTTGTGATGCTTGGATACTTATCTCCTGATGGCACTTCATACCAACGTAAACCTGCTATATTGTGAGTCTCTAACTTTGGAAACTCTGGTCCTTCATAAATAACTTTTCTCATAATATTATTCCTTCTTTAAGATATATTTTTTACGCCTACATTTTGTTTTGCAATAATATAACTTCTAGCAAAACCCGAACGGATGATATCGCCGATACCAAACTCAACAATTTCAACCTCTTTCATTTCTTCCACAATAGCAGAAAAGTTATGATAGCCACTCTTTTGGCCATTTACGATATCTGTTTGGCCTTCATCACCAGCATACATGATTTTTGTATCTTGACCAACTCTGGTAGTAATGGTATCTAACTCTTGAAAAGTAAAGTTTTGGCATTCGTCACAAATAATAATAGAACGATCAAAGGTTAGACCTCTCAAGAATGATGTACTAGCAAATTCAATTGTTCCTTGTGCTAGTAGTTTATCGTACAATACATCAAACTCACCTTCGTTAGGCATTTGAAATAAGAACCGAACCAAAAAACGATATGCGGATTGATACAACATACTTTTTTCTTCTAGAGAACCAGGAAGAAATCCCACATCCCTAGATGGAAGTAATGATCTTACAATCACAACTTTGTCAAAGGGTGTATCTTTATCAAGCACTTCTTTAAGAGCCAAATATAAAAGAATAAATGTTTTACCTGTGCCGGCTGATCCTGTAAGAAACAAATTCTTACCTTCTTTGTATTTTTCAAAGGCGGTGCCCTGCGCAGGCCCAACTGGATCTATAGTAACTAAATTTCTTTCGTTAATATAAAGTTTTTTTCTACTTGTCAATTTTATTTTCCTATGTGAATGTTTGAATAACTATTTATTTCACAATAGATGTCTAAACGTCGATGGTGCTCTTAGGATTATTATCTCGTATTCTTCTCAGCACATCTTTCCATCCGTCACTAGTGCCGTGACCGCCACCATGACCAGAAGTATCTCTTCCAGAAATAATACTGTTTGGATTAGGAACAAATACAGTTACCCAACCTTCCTCTTTCAGTTTTACCATGTCGGCTATGGTGCAAGTGATATCATGTTCTGCACCATCGGTATCTTTCATACGATATTGTGGCATTATTGTACCTTCCAACTGCCGTCTGCTTGACGACAAGCACTACCGTAACCCTGTTGTTGTTCTCCACCTATCATAATAATTTGGGTAAACTCACGACACGGTTGACCAGATGAAGCAATAACAGTCTGTGTTGGTGTAATCACACCCGCATTGCCTGAGTTAGGATTACTCCACTGAACACCTTGATTGTCGGGTGAGGATTCCATACTGTTTTGAAAACTCTGGCCCGCAAGCAACTGGTCTCGTTCATCTAACTGTTGGCCAATGGCCTGACCCGCCAATGCACCCAAAAGTGTGCCGGCAACAATCCAAAGTTCTTTGTTGGATGAATTGTCAGCAAGTCCGTATGCACCGCCAGCACCAAGTACCGCACCAGCAAGGGCACCTTGTTCTTGTTTCGTTGCGTTTGCACAACCAGTTCCGATAACTGCCGCAACAGCAACTGCAATGATTGCTTTTTTCATTTTAATCTCCGATTTCATTACTATAAGGATACATCATTTTTCGTTGGCTGTCAAGTCTTTTGCTACAGATAACTTTACACCACTTAGATAAAGCTTTGCTGCCTTACCCTTCAATCTATATTTTTCTACATTATCCATTCTATCTTGCTCTGATTGAAAATTAGATTTGATTCTATGAATGAGCATAATGTCTACTTTTTTTCCTGATTGCATTTTATTCTTCCCTATAAAAAATGTGATTGCCAATTACGGCAGTTTGTTTCATACTATCTATCCAATAAGGTGTAACACTAGTATTGTGGTAGTGTGTTGCACCATTGGTTACATCTTCTTCTGACAATGCCATAACGGCATAGAATACAGATTTTATCCAAGCTTGACGTTCTATCTTATTAGACAATTTAATTCTATCACTTTTACCATCGTGAGTCCAACTAAACTGTTTATCTTGCCAAACAACATCACAAATGGTTAATGGCCATCTTCCATCATTTACTCTATTTAAAACTACCAGAGCAACCGCAACTTGACCTATATCTGGTTCACCTCTACTCTCAAAGTAAATATTTTGTGCGGCACAATAGATTTCATCTCTATCTGTTTCAGCAACCTCATTCATATTAAACTGAGTTAGCATAGGTGATAGAACTGTCATTACCGCATAAAGTATACCTATTGAAGGTTCCATTATTTTTTATTTCCTTGACCCTCGTTAGGTCTAAAATCACTAGTCATTCCTTTATCTTGAGGATCAAAAGTTTGAACGCCAATGTGTTCCATTCCAAGATGATGTATAAAAATAATCATCTGTCTTTCTTCTAACTCCATTGATGATAACATACAAGCAGTGATGTGTGACCAACTTCTTAAAGAGGTTAGATACTGTTCCTGATCTTGTTTAAACCATTCTCGTTTTGGTCGTTTCTCTGCTACATTCTCGGCAATCTGTCTTACTTGCCAGTCTGCCCATCTGCCTTCAGCCATTTATATTATCCTCAACATATAAAATAATCTGTTCTACAGTAAGTATTCCTTCAGCTTGAACATCATCAATCATAATATCAAATTCTTCTTCTAAAGATAATACAAGTTCTGCCATGTCTAAAGAATCAGCGCCCAAATCATGAATAAGATTCGACTCGGTTTTGACTTCTCCTGCCCAATCCAAAACCTCAGTGGTTACTTTAATAACTCGTTCCTCTATACTACTCATTTTTTTTCATCCTTGTACTTCATCAGACACATCCTGTGGGTTTAGGTAGACCACCATACTTGGTGATCGGTTTCATTGGTCCTGACATCCATAAATCAAACATCGCCTTCTTATCTTCGCCGATGTACTTAGCAAACTTGCGAATGGGAGGCACTACACTATAAGTATCGTAGTATACTCTTGCCTTCATAATCTGATCAATCATTTGATCTGTCAGCAGATACTTATCAGCCTTAGCCATATCATTCATAACCTCAACAGACCAGTCATCAGGGTTTACTAAGTATCCATCTCCATCTCTATTCAGTTCCATTATTATTTTCCAATTGCATTACATTCCAAAATTCTTCATAAAGTTTATATTCTATACGGTATGCTTCTTTTTCCCATGGTGCATCAGAGTAATCTATTTTATCACCCCGAAACAATTTAGATTTCCACTTGACTCTACCATCTTCATAGTCAGTCAATTCACCACGAGCAAATTGTTTTAGATGTACCATTTCATGTGATAGCCAAATCAAGAGGTCTTGTATTAAATTTTCTTTGGAAGAATCAAGTTCAATTAAAAACTCTCTTGGTTTTTCAGCATCACCATCGATACTACAAAAACCATAACCGCCAGTTTTTTTATGCATATCTTTAACGAGTTTAACATCTAGTGTTATGTGTGGATACAAACGGCCGCCCAGTAGTTTGTGTGCATAATAATGTGATGCTGTAATAATGGTCTCGGCCATGTACTTGTTGTTACTTCTATAACCTTCAAGATACAGTTTCATATTATTTTTCTTCTTGTTCAAAAATGTACTGCAATACATTGCCGGCTGGTCTTTCTTTTGTATGCTTAGGAATTCTATTCTGAATTAGATTTCTGCAATGTTCTAATTCGTGAGGCCCATGTTCAGATATAACCGCACTAAGGTCTGGGGTCATAATTTTATATCCTACAATTTTCGGCATATCAAGTGACATATATTTCTCCTAGATTTGTCATTTAGTAAATAATAGCTTAACATTTTTAACGGTTATAGTCAATACTTATAAACCATTGATAATAAAGAGGAAAGTAAAAAACCCTCAAAACAGAGGGTTTTTACTTGATTTCTCAATTATTATGATACTAGCTTAACATATATTGGGGTTTATGTCAACGGCCATAAGCCATTGATTTATAAGGGAAAATAATTATTTAGCCTGAAAGTATTCATCCCAACCAAAAGCCTCTTGAACGGCAGATGATGTCAAACCTTTGTATTTTTTGCTGAGGTTTTTATCCTTTGCTACTACCAACAAATTTGCTTCATCTTGGTGTAGACCCTCGAGCAACTGAATAAACATCATTTCTCTACGAGCTGTGTTTAAGTCTGGGTTGCCGACAACTGTCGGCATATTAAGATAATCACGATTCATTTTCACATAGTTGTGGCAATTTCTCATTTCATTGCTAAGACGAGTATGTTCTGTGCCGTCTGGCGCCTCATTAGGAATAAAGGGAACATCGCCATCAGGTACCATCCATTCGATGTTAGGATCTAAAGCGGCCTTTAAGAACATTTCTAACTGGGGTGTTTGGTACTTGCGAAGCACAGCAATCTTCTTGGGTTTATCTTTAGCGTTATTTACCTTGGTACAAATCTCACTGTAAAGGGGTGTGTATGTTTCTTGCATCTCAAAAATCTCCTACATTATCTATCAATTGTGTTAGTCTATTTTCTATAAAATAGTTTAGCAACTGGGATCGTTCTCCCACTTTTGCTTTATCGTATGCCATATTTATCTCGGTTTTAAGTTCGTCTGGAATGAAGTTTAAATCTATCAGGGTTTCATTTCTTTGGTAGTTGCGAATCCAAGTGTCTCTTGGGCACTTAGCAAGATTATATAAATCAATTACCTCATGGTCTTTCATCGCTTCCATTATTGTACCGATTACTGTTTTTCTCAAAGGTTTCTGTCTCTTATCTTCTACAAATGTATCATCATCAGATAGCACATTGGGCACACCATCACTGCGGTCACCTTTGAGAATATGTTCCTTCAAGTATGTTTTTGGATCTTTACCATTTATCAACTTCTTAGTAACTGGACTAAACTGGTCTACATTGAGATCGTGTAGTTGAATAAAGTCCTTATCTGATGATAGTATTAGATGTTTGCCGGCAGTCTTTACAGTCTTGGTAAGTGTAGCAATAATATCATCAGCTTCTGCACCATAAACATTTACTAGTTTGTATGGAAAAACATTCTCAAGATCATCACGAACTTTATGTATACAATCAAAAATATTATTCCAATCAAGGCCAGTAGCAGTTCGTTCTTTCTTACGATTAATCTTATAGTTAGGAAAATAATCACGGCGCCAGTAATGTTTACTGTCACAACAAATTACAAGTTCACCATA